CAGTCGTCGGTACTGCCTGGGGCGTAGGCAATGGAACGACAACCTTTAATCTACCAAACTTCTCTCAGCGCTCGCCAATGGGTACAGGTGGAACAGTGGCAACCAATATAGGCGATGCAGCAGGTGCGCTGACGGTATCACTGGCATTGTCCGAAATTCCGTCACATGACCATAATTTCGCCCAAACTGCTCACACCCATTTGTTGACCGACCCCGGTCATGTACACCAGGAGAATGTAACCAACAATCAAGCCGCAACGATATTTACAACGGCCGGGGCGGGCCATTTATCCGTTGGTAGCGTAGCAACGCCCGGCGCATCGCCATTAAACACGGTTCAGGCTGGAACAGGAATTACAGTTCAAACCGCCACAGCTAACATAACCCATAACGCCCAGGGCGGCGGCAGCGCGCACCAAAACTTGCATCCGGTTCGCGGCGTGCCGTTTATCATCTACGCCGGGGTATAACAACATGCCAGCACCCAACCAAAACCGGACGCGCTATCCCCTTCCATCGCCCATAGACGACGGGACGCGGATGTGCGTAAAAATCTACGTTCCCAACATCGCCGGACACCGCGAGGCGCTCATTGGCGCGATTTATAACTTAACCAAGTGGTACTCATGGCAGTATGACGATGAAAAAAACGGACGACTTGCTGCTGATGTCTGGAAAACCATATTTTCCGATATGATGGAAACGTTCTACGACTCATGCCCCGATGATAAACCGTGTCATACGTTCTACCCAACGGCTCAGTTTATAGAGTATTTTCCCAACAATCCCTACACTGAGCCGGACTTGGTAACGGACGGCTATAACGCCCCGGCGTGGTATCTGGCAACGACTGTAAGTAACCTTGCGCTCGGCACACAAACAGGCGATGTTGTGACCGACCTGTCCCGCTTTCCCCCCGGTTCACTTCCAACGATAATTCCCGCGTCCGGTTTACCCAGGATGCGCTTTAATCTGTCCGGCGAGGGCATTGTAACCCTGCACCTGCTGAATATTTTTGGCGGGTCGGTCGCTCAAATAACCATAGACGACGATATAACAACCCTGCGCTTTATTGACTCAGACCGCGATCAAATAGCCGTACCCTTTGAGACCGCCACAACAACACCTGTGGAGATTGAAATAACAGGCGGCGGCGATCACCATATAGACGTAATTATTGTCTCGCAAATCAATGACAGTATTCCGTTTTTACATCACGGCGGCGGACTGCGAAAAATCGAGTTATGTGGTTTTGAAAGCATGGTAACAATGCCAAATCCAGTGTTCAGGTTTACCGAAGATTGCAAGCTGCAGGTGTCCTACAACGGGACAGACTATAGCGATATAGACGGCTGGTCAGAATTTGCGCTCGCCTGTTTCCAGGGCGAACCAGGAGCACCCGGCGAACCAGGAGCACCCGGCGAACCAGGAGCACCCGGCGAACCAGGAGCACCCGGCGTAAGTTGGGACAACAAATGTGCAACCAGCCAAGCCATAATCAATGGCCTATACTCGGAAAAGTTGTCTATTACCTGGGAAGCGATCGATTTTGGCTTGTCCGAGTCAGACACCCTTGAGGACATCCGTACCTCAATCGAGGTATTCTGGCCCGAGCAGCATGGAGATTGTTCCGATCAATTGAACGCGCTTATTCAGGACGCAATCGATCTGGAATCTATTTCACCTGGATTGTTCAGGACAACCTTTGAGGCGGCGGCATTACAGACCACACGCAACGTCATAGCACATGGCCTATCCTGCTGGCTGTGCGAGACCGGGCAATTCCCCGGAGACCCGAATATATTTATAACAGCCGCACTGTACCTTGAGGGGTTCGATGGTGCAACCTTATTAACCAAGTGGTTGGGCTGGGCCATGACCTGCAATCGGTCAACACTGGCAACGATAGCCGCCAATAACCTGCTCATGCAAGATTGTGCGGACTGCTCGGAATTAGACGGTGTAACGCTCACCTGTGACGACTGGGCGGCACAATTCGATCAGTGGACGGCACAATTCGACTTTTTCACGGACTTTACATTCTGGACACCTGTAACCGATGGCTTTGCAAAATCCAAACTTGAGACCGGTCATGGTTTCCAGCCATTCCAAGCACCTGCAGGCAGTGGCAACTTCTCATGTATCGGTATTGTAAGTGGCTCGGACTCATTCAGGCTATCGCAAATTGACATCGGTCTAGAATCGGCCTATGGCTTTGACGGTAATCTGCAAATACAGCTATTTTTTGCGGGCGGCGGCGGCGCGACCATAAGCCAAAGTTTTCTAGCAGGTGCGGACTTCTTTACGTCCCCTGTCCCATCGTCCGAGATACTCGGCAGTATTGAAATCCAAATCGTCCGCACCGACGGAGATTGCACATCTGACATGACACCCGCGCCAACAATTCGCTACGTCACGTTCTATGGCGTGGGTGCAAATCCGTTCTAAACCCCAAACAGTGAGCAAAATAGCTCGCTAGTCCCGTTTTGGTGTACTCGCCAAAATGGTATCTAGCGTGCTATTTGCGTTAAAGAACCTTACAACTAATCAACAGAACACCCTTTAATATTCATCCGAAAACAACGTTTTCGGGTGATGCCATCCGGCGAGGGCGTTTTTGTTTTTGGATGAATAGTTAAGGTGTTCTAACCCCACGCGCTAAAAACATGTGTTATGATAAACCCTGAAAGTTTCAGCGATTTTGCAATTCCGCAACCGCTGTATTGCCCGGTAGGGTAGGTAGGGATTTGGTATGAGAAAAAAATCTTTCACACGCGATGAGCGCAAGGCGATGATCATAACTTGGTTTGCGCATCGTATCCAAAACGGTAACGAAAGTTTTGCGACCATGAATGAAATCGCGCGCGGACTCGGCATGTCACCATCAACTCATTTGACCATGATTTTGCGACAACTTGTCGCTGCAGATAAGTTGGTTTGGCGCGAGGTTACAAAACCGGGGCGGTGGACGGGCCGTGAATTTATGCTGTTTCCTGGAACATACGAAAGACCACGCGGACGCGCAATCCCTGTTAAGGCGCACGGACTCGTGGCGGGTCAGTTGGAGTTGATTTCATGATCGGTTTAATAGTTATGGAGCTATGGAAAAATGGTAACGAAATTTGGGCGCGCGAACGGGCCGATGTACCCCCACAAATCGCCAGTAGAACTTTTGGATATACGCATGACTTACGCGGAACGGCGGCGCATTATTTTTGCTGCACTGACGATTCTAGTATATCTCGTGCTGATGCTATCCGATTTTGCAATGACCATTTCACTGGCAGAACAAAGCGAGTGAACATTGACCTGTCTCGTGTTTACATTGATCGCGCGGATAATGACCACCGATTGAAATTTAAGGAGTAGAAACATGTCTAGGATTGTTTTTTGCCCACTATGCGGAAGTGGAAACACTTGGCTTATGGGTTATGAAGACGGATACGATGACGAAAAGCCTTTTGGCGTGGGTGAAATGTGGTTATGCGAGGCGTGTTCGCATCTGTTTGAAATCGAAGAGGCCGAGGAAGAGTGGGATAGTGATTTTGATTTAGACGACGGTCAATACGATGAACTATCAGAGGGATAACGACGATGCAAACGAGTCTTTACTTGACCTATTTAGCACATCTCAAAAACGGACATCTAAAAATAGCGAGAATACGCCGTTGTTTTGTAAGTACAACGCACCGTTCTTTGCCTATCAAATTCATCTTTCAAGGTATGGTGTCTCACAGGGATGTTGTAATCATTGGGATTGTCCAAGATGTGGTCAGACACGAGCTAGGGAGGAGTATGGGCGTATTGTTTCCGGTATACGTGCATTGGCAACGGAAGGACCGATATATTTCGTCACAACGACATGCCGCGGGAAGGAATTAACACCAGATGAAGCAGACACGAATTATCTCAAGTGGTGCAACCGGCTTTTTTCTTCGTGGCGGGCACGATCTAAGGCCAAAGGTATTAAATGGTGTTATGTTGCCGTTACTGAACGCCAGAAGCGCGGACATCCTCACAGCCATATACTCACGACGGCTGACCCTGGCGATTTGTACCTGGGTCATGTGTTCAAGGAACGAACAGAAACGATGTATATTCCTGCACTTTCTAGAGAACTCGCGCTTAGGTCTGATTGGTTACAAGGGGCTGTCATTAAATCAGGTCTCGGCCCTCAATACGACATATCCATTGCATCATCAATCGAGGGAACATCTCGCTATGTTGCGAAATACCTATTTAAACAAACGATCTTCGAGGATTGCTGGCCTAAAGGCTGGAAACGGGTAAGGTATTCCCAAAATTTTCCAAAGCTGCCGGAGGTCGAGACCGACAGCTTTGTACTCCTCTCGGAGACCGACTGGGCATGGCTGGGTAAACGCGCCTCAATCGTTGAGGTAAAAGATAGCGAGACATTGTTAGATGTCCGCTGGAAACTAAAAAAGTCAGAATGTATTGTAGTTCAGAAATAGACAAACCGTCTACTAATTGACAAAGAGTCGTTTTTCAATTACGCTGACAGGAGCGTATATGGCTCTAACAGCTTTACTGATAGAGTCGCAAATCGGAGGTCACATGGCAACAAGCCACTATAACACCACTACTCTCATTGACTATTCAGGCGAGAAATCGACTGTAACAGTCCAAAATGGGTCAATCACAGCGTTGACCATTGCTGCATTTTTAACACAGTTTGGCGCGTTAAAAACTGCTATCGAGGGCATCACCAAAGGTGTCATTGTCGGGTCATCCTGGGTAGGTGACAAGGACACCCTTGCCGCCAGTCCGCCGACGGACGTGTTTGCTCAGCGTGAGTTGAAATGGCTTGTACGGTATGAAAATACCACCAGCCACAAAATTTACACCCTGGAAGTCCCAACCGCTGACCCCACTGGTCGGCTCTTGCCAGCGTCGGACTTGGCGGATTTGGCAGACACTGAAATGGCGGCATTTGTGACGGCTTTTGAAGCCATCGCTCGCAGTCCAGAAAACGATGTGGATGGCGTTGCCGTTCTGGACGTGACTCTCGTCGGGCGCAACCTGTAGCGCATAATGCCCTACCTCACACCAAATACAATCCCGTCCGGCACAATCTGCCGGACGGTTTTGATTCCAGACCATATAGACTGGATTGTAATCGTCAATGGTGCGCTGTCAGAGTTGCTCAAAGCTGAAAATTTCGAGCAATTTGGTAGTATCACACCCCAGGAAGTCGCGGATCGTTTCGAGCAGATGTTTTTTGAGTTCAGAGATAGCGAGTGCAACCCTGTGACACCAATAGGTTCTATCATGATGCACGGCAGTGCCACGCCGCCGCTAAATTGGCTGTTGTGCGATGGCAGTGCCGTGAGTAGGACAACTTACGCCGATTTATTTGCAGTCGTCGGTACTGCCTGGGGCGTAGGCAATGGAACGACAACCTTTAATCTACCAAACTTCTCTCAGCGCTCGCCAATGGGTACAGGTGGAACAGTGGCAACCAATATAGGCGATGCAGC